GAGACGGCTTTGCCGCCGCAGGCTTGCCGCCTGCACCAAGCGCGCGCGCCTTCTCCATCGCCGTCTTCATCGTGTCTTCGATGTACTCAAGGTTGCGCTGAAGTCGCGCTGGCGACTGATTAAGACTCAGGTTCGCAATGGACGCGACGAGGCGATCGCCCTCTTTTTCGGTGAGCGCGCCGAGGCCTTTCATCTGGTTCACTTGCGAGAGGAAGACCTGCGACTGCACCGTCTCGATCGCGCGCTCCGCGTCGGCTGATGCTTCTTTAAAAGTTGGCGCCTTGCTCGCGATCGGACCCGCGATGTCTTTGAGAACTCCGAAGTCGCCCTTGGGCCCACGAAGAAGTGCAACGGTGTCAAGCACCCGCTGGCCAGCTGCAAGAGCTCCTTGTGCTCCACCTTCGCCGCGCTTCGTAGCGGCCTCTGCTTCGAGCTTTTCTGCTTCCGCCGCCAGCTTCCGAACCTCTCCAGGCTCGAGCGCGTCGATGCGCTTGATCTCGCGGAGCGTCTTCTTCGCGCTCGCGTACGAAGCGCCAGCGGACGCCCTTGCGCTCGTCGTCTGCGCTCCCTTCAACGAGATCTCCGCGTCGCGCATCTTCTGCTCGGTGTTCGCGACGATCTCGGCGGTCTTGCCTTCGGCGATCGCCTTTGCGATTTGGCCAGGGGCCATCGCCTCCTTCGTGCGCATCTCGGACTGCTTCGCGACATTCTCGAGGAAGTCCTTCCCACCCGGAAGCGCCGCGAGCGACGTTCCGACGAAGAGCTCCGCTTGATCGGGGGCGAGCACCGCCATCTCAGCGGCGTGGTCAAAGGCCTTCGCCTGCGCTTCGTCGCCCGAATTGCGAGCTGCCTCCGCTTGCTTGGTGAGAAGGTAGTTGGCTGCCTCTTTATCCCCTGAGCGCAGCGCGGCGAAGACCTGCGCGCCGGTAAGGAGCTTCTGCCGCTGCTCCTCCTTCGTGAGCGCGTCGAACGACGCGCGCATGTTCTCGGCGACCTCCTTCGGGGCCGTCGCCTGAATGCGCTCGTACATCGCGGGCGTGCGCTTCTCCGGCGGCGTGTCGTAGAAGGCCGCGATCGCCGCTCGTTGCTCTGCGGCTTGCTGCGCCTTCACTTGAAGCGCCTGGTTCTCGAGCTCCGTTTGCCGACGCTGCGCTGCAAGCGCGTCGGTGCGCTCCATCATCGAGGCGAGCTGAACGCCCTGTTGCACGCCGCCGATGACCGCCTGCGACGGGTCGGGGACGTTGAGCATGTAGCTGAAAGGCTGTGCCATGGTGTCACCCAAACATCGCGCGTCGCTGCGCTTCGGTCATGCTGTTGTAAGCGTTGGCCATGCCGGGGGATACTTGGCTTCCGCCACCGCCGCCTGCAAACGGCCCCTTGCCCATCGCCCCGAGCCCGCCGAGCGTGCCAAGCGCGCCGCCGACACCGCCGAAGAGGTTCGCCATGCCCTGCCCTTGCGCCATCGCCGCGCCTGCCTGCGCCTGCCCGATGCCGCCGAGAAGGTTGCCGACGTTCGCCGCGCTCTGCTGCCCGAAGCCCGCGGCCCCCATCGCCGCTTGCTGGCCCATGCCGGAGAGCCCGCCGAGTGCCGCCATCTGGCCCTGAATGAGCTGCGAGAGCATCTGCGGGCGGAACTGCGCAAGGGCCGCTTGCGTGTTGCCGCCGCGGAGGCCGCCCGTCGCGCTCGCGTTCTGAAGGATCGCGCTCTCGCCCTGCGCGATGAGCTCCTGATCCATTTGGCTCGAGAGCTGCGCGATCGCCGCCTGCTGCGCCTCGGGGCCAAGCAGACCGAGGATCGCCTGCTGCTGCCCAAGCGCGCCTTGCCCCGCTTGCATGTAGGGTGCAAGGAGACGCTCGGATTCCGCCTGTTGACGACGTTGCTCTTCGATGGCGGCCCGCGATGCGTCGCTTTGCGCGCCCGATGCCTCTTCGGCTGCTGCCTTCTGCGCGAAGTAGCCGCCGACGCCCGAGATGAGCGCGCCGCCGATGATTGCGCCTGCGATGAATGCCATGGTCAACCCCTACCAGATAGGATGTGCTCCTGCACCCTCGCCGCGAGGGCCGCGTTTTCTTGATGAGCAAGCCACGTTTCGCTTTTGATGACGAGCTGCTCTTCGAGCTTGTCGAGGTCGCGCTCTTCGGTCGCGTGGATGTTCTGCCAGACGCACTCTTCATGCGTATAGAAGACCTTGCGACCGGGCTGCGCGACGAAAGTTAGCGGGGCAGCGATGGTCTGCACGCCGTTCGGCGTCGCAATCGTCATGCTCCCCTTCAGGAGCACGCAGACGTGCTCGAAGCGGTGCTCGTGACCGACAAGGAGCACGTCGCCGGGGACGGTGATTTGTCGAACGTAGACGCCGGGGGCGAAGAAGTGATCGAGTGGGCACTCGACCTGCTCGTGCTGAAGCATCGCCCCCTCGAGCCGCTCGATCTTCACGGCATCGTCGTCGCGCACCGCCTCCGCGAGCGTCGTCATTCGGCCTCGAACTCCTTCTCTTCCCACGCCTGGCACGAGCGAAGGTCGTGGCACACGAAGGAGAACTTCGTGCAGAATCCACGGAAGCCCGCGTCGACATCCCACTGATTCCAAGGGATGCGCTCCATCTTGAGCTGCGTTCCCGGCGTGTTGTCATAGTACTCGCAGTTGGAGCAGCGACGACGGCGCGCCTCGGCCTCGTCGACCTGCATCGCCTTCGCGAGCGCGCGCCAGTACTCGCCGTTCGCGCCGCGCTCGTTCGACGGCTGCTCGGGGCCGAGCATCCAATCTTGAATGACCATGAGCGTGTTCTTCTTGTTCTCGCTCGTGGACGGGAACGGCTTCTCGACGGGGATTCCGAGCATCATCATGGAGTGCATCCTATCAGGTAAACGTCACGCCGTTCGCGGACCCGTAGAGCGCGCCCGCCGCGCTCGCGAGCCATTGAATCGTCTCGCCTGGGTCAAGAAGCGCCCCGATGACCTCGGGGCAGAGGTAGCACTCGCCGGGAAGGATCGTCTTGTCCTTGATGCGTTGCGACGCGCCAACGGGGCCGAGCCAGATCGAAAGCGTGACGTTCGCCGCGCCGACGTTCGTGAACGCCATGTAGTCGATGCGCGTGCGCGCGGATGTCGACGTGTAGATGGTCCCTTTGACGTTCGGCACGAAGCCGGGGGCGATGATCTGCGAGGGAGTGACGGCCATGCGCGCCTCAGATGTCGTTGGTTACGGTCAGGATAACGGAAGGAATCTCAGGGACAACGCCCGCCGCTGGGAAGTGCTCCATGCGGACTGACACGTTATCGACGGCGTACATGAGTTCGAAGTAGTCGCCAGGCTTCAGCTCTAGCACCCAGTTCCACGCCGCGACCAGCTCCGCGTCGTTACCTTGCAGCCGCACCTGAGAGGCCGAGTCGGGCACGTCGACGCCGGAGATGCGCGGCCAAATCCACATGATGCGCGCGTTCGGTGCCGTGTTGTCGAGCTGCGCGGAAAACTGGAAGTTGTAGAACGCTCCGTCAGCGACGTAGATGCGCGAGGTGCTCACCGAGTCGCGCCAAACGCCGCGCTCTACGTCCACCGTGTCGAAGGTGACGGGGTAAGCCACGTTCGGCAGTAGCGCCACCTGGTCGACGTTCGAAGAGAACGTGCCGAGCCCCTTTCGCTTCAGCGGCACGATCGGCGGCAACGTCGCCCCGACCATCGCCAGCTCAGAAACGGCGTTTAACGCGCGTTCGGCAGCCTGGGCGATGGCGAGGGCGTTCGAGGCTTCAATCGCCCCGTCTTGGGCCAGTTGCGCGACAACGCCAGCCAGCTTGTTGACGCCCGCGAGCGCCGCCCCGGCGTCGTACGTCACCGCGTCGAGCCCCGTCGTTTGAATCTCGTCGACCGACGAGAAGAGGAGCTCGAATTGCCGGATCTGCTCGTGCTCCTGAAGGAAAGACGCGAGCTGGTCACGGGTGAGGCCAAGACGACGGATTGCCATCACCAGGCCAGGGGTTCGAGCTGCGCTTCGAGGCGAGCCACGGGAAGGTGCGCCCACGAGTCACCGCGGAAGCGTTGGATGCGGAAGCGGCGCATGAAGCCTTGACGACGCCAAGCGATGCGGTGCTGACGCGCGCCGAAGGTGCCCACGCGCGCGGTGTGGTCGACCGACCACGAGAGGCCGTCGAGGCTGTAACTCGTCGAGATGAGCGGGTCGGTTCCGAACGGCACCGAGCCAGGGAGCGCGATGAGCTCGAGCTCGTGGAAGATGGCCCCGTTGCCCTCGTTGTAAGCGATCGGCGTCGTGAGCTCCCATCGCACGCGCTCACCCCAGTGCGTCGAGACCGTCTGCACGAAGTGCCCGAAGGCCGCGCTCTGCGTGTCGCCGACGTTCCAGCGGTCGTAGGCCCAGACGAAGTTGCGGGCGCGGTACGTCGCGAAGCCTTGCAGCGTGCTCACGAGCACGAACCACACGGGGGCGCCGAGCGCCTTCGACGCGGCGGCGTCGTAGACAAGCGTGCGGTCGGGGAGGTGAACGTAGAGGAACTGATGCGCCCGGTCGTTGCGCGCCTCGAGCTTCACGCCCGAGAGCTGCGCGGTCGTGTACGTCGCGAGGATCTCGTCGACCTCTTGCGTCGAGACCTTGTTCGCCATCGCGTTCGCGCCGATGTAGATGCCGGGGGCCTCGTTGCGCCCACCGCCGAGGAAGGCGAGCGCCTCGACGAAGACGCAGCACGCGAAGGTGCCGACGCATCCCTTCATGATCTGCGCACCCTCGATGCGCTGGAACGGAAACCCGACGCCGCCCACGTTGTCGAAGACCTCGATCGTGTTCGCGTTGAGCACCGCGACCTCGTTGCGCAGCTTCACGATCGCGACGACGGGATCGGGGTCCGCTTCGCTGCTCGCGTACTTCAGCGGATTCACTTCGAACGGGTCGTTAAGCTCCGTCACGACGAGGAACTCGCCGTCCGTCGTGAAGAAGTACCCGTCAACCCAACAAAAATCAACAACGACCCCAAGGTCGGGGTCCGTCACCTGCGAGAGCGACGAGCCTTGCAAGTAATAAAAGCGGCCTCCGCTCGCGATGGCGAGGCGATCAAACGAGTAATCGAACGAGACGAGGCCGCCGGGGCCAACGTCGCCGAGCTCCTGCACGCTGCCCGCCGCGTCGATGCGCACGAGCTTCGTCCCCATCACGCGGTAGACGAGCCCGTTCCACTCGATGCCGCCGCGATCGACACCGGGGCCGGTGCCGTCGGCGACGATGCCATCGCCGGGACGCAGGTAGGCCTCTGAGATGCCCGTGGCCATCGGCACGGGCACCATGTTCACCGGGTACGCCGTCCGAAAGTCGGGCGTCGTCGTCGTGTAGATGCCGGAGAGGAGGGGGATCGCTGCCATGTTATTTCCACTTCACGGAGTCGCTCCACCACGCCGCGCTCATCTTGCCCTTCGCGATGTTCTTCGCATGGCGAGCCTTGAACGACGCGCGCCGCTTCGCGTCGGCCTCCGACTCGCCCTTCTTCGGCGGCGAGCCCGAGACGCCCTGTTGGCCGAATCGAATCAACTTCTCCCTGCCGCCCTCGCAAGCCTTGACGACGTGCGACTTCTTCGCGTGCCCAGGCGTGCGCTTAGGCTCGTTGCACTTCATCTCGGACTTGCGAGCGGTCGGCATGGTCGGTCACTCGTTCGAGGGAGCGGGGGCGGGATCGGCTGCAACCGGAGCCGCCGGCGCGCCATCGGGGAGCACGGGCGGTGCCGTGATGACCGGCTCGGGCGGCGCGGGCGGCGCGTCGGGCACGATCTCGATGATCGTGAGGCCGAGCGCGGTCGCGGTGTAGGTGTAGAGGTACTCGTCGTCAGTGCCCCACGCGGCGTACGCGTCGCCGGAGAGCGTGAGGATGCCGAAACCCACCTGCGCGCCGTCAGCGTCGCGAAGGGTCCAGCCAAATTGCGCCTCGCTCGACGGCCACACGGTGACGTTGTTGATGAAGAGAGCGACGGCTGGCTTGGGAAATGCGGGAACTGGCTGAATGGCAG